CGCTCTATTTGTTTCGCGCGAAGCCAGCGAGCAGAAAGATCATCCAGCATTGATCTTCTCCACGATTGCGCCAAGGTCCGGAGCTTCCCATGCAGTCAACTTGCCAGACCTATCTTTGGCCTGCCAGAGCCCGTCGCTGTCGCACATCAAGGCGCGCTGAACATTGCCTTCTGCGTCACGCTCGACCCGGAGGGCGAGCACTTCATCAAAAAAGTAAGGCAACTGCTGACCTGTTTTATTCCCCGGCATCGATGGCGCGTAAAGGATGCGCCCCATCTCGTCAGTCGCTTTCTCCAACTTGGCTGACATGTAAACGTGCTTGCCGGGGATATCGCGAAACGCGCGGATCAGGTCGCTGACCTGTTCCTGCATTGCTCCGTAGGCTTGGCGGGGGTCCTTGGCGATTTTCTTTTCGGCGTTCAGGATCACTTCTGCGATCTCGGAGATGCTATCAAGCGCGATGCTTTCAAAGCCTGCGCCTTCCTCGCTCATGATGTAGCTGTAGGCTTCGCGCAGATCGTCGATGGTCTTGATCTCGATATAAGCGAGGTCGGCGTCTTGTATCGAAAGCAAGCCTGCCTCGGCGCTCAAAACCAACGGGTTCGGCAGGGTCTTGATGAGGCTGGTTTTGCCTGCGCCTGCTTGCCCGTAAACGAGCAGCTTGACACCGTTCTGGGCGAGGTCTCGGGTGCGCTTGAGGGAGATAGCCATTAGCGGTTACCTCCGATGCGTGCAACTTCAAATGCGACGGCGAGCATGATCGCACCTGTGCAGATGGGTCCGAAGATAATGAATAGATCGTAGCTAGACATTTTGTTGCTCCTATACGTGATGGGCGGGGCCGGAGCCCCGCCAAGGCGATTACTGAATCTCGGAAAGTTCTATGTTACCCAGAGAGTCTATCGCGCTCTCGATATAGCCCAGCGCATCTTGCAGGGTGCTAAACTCGTCCTGCTGTTGCTGTCCCTTTTCGCTCTCGGCGTACTTCTCGGAGCGGTTGCTGATCTTCTCATCGATAGCAGCGACCATGGCCTCAAATTCGGCCTGCATCTCTTGCAGGCTGGAGAGAATCTTGTTGATCTTTTTTTGTTCGGTCTTGTTCATCGGTTTGTTGCTCCTCATACCCGCGTCGGCCAATCCGGTTCGGGTACGCTTTCTTCTTTACAGGAAATGTGTTTCAATGTAAACCTCTTTCGGGGATAAAAAAACGAAAAGGTGAAAAAAGATGCCAATCGAACAGCTACGGGACATCCTTAACCTCTTGAACTTGAAAGAGGTTTCGAGGGGTTCGCAGGTGCACGTGAACACGCTTTACAGGATCGCTGCCGGGGGCGAAGCTCGCTACTCCACCGTGCGACGGATCATGGAATATTTGCAGTCGAGGGGCATTCTAAATGGTTGATGTAACAAGCATATTCGGCGGGCCATTCTTACCCGGCATCAAGCAGGAAGCCCCGCCGCTCGAACACCAAATCGCAGATGCCATGCAGGCGCAGGGGATCACGCCGCCACATCCGATCCAGATCGACGGCAAGCTGCATAGGTTCCGCGCCGGGACGAAAGGCCAAGGAGGGCATGGGGACAAGACAGGCTGGTACGTGATCTACCCAGACGGCATCCCGGCTGGGAAATTCGGATGCTGGCGGGCAGGGATCGAGCAAAACTGGCGCGCGGAGATTGGGCGCACTCTGACGCCAGTCGAAGAAATGACGCACGCAAAGCGACTGGCGGAGGCCAAGGCCGCGCGGGATGCTGAAAAGGCGCGCAGCCGCGAAGTCGCGGCAAACACCGTCGAGCAAATCTGGACGCAGGCCATGCCAGCAAGCCCAGATCATCCGTATCTGGCGCGCAAGGGCGTCCAGCCACACGGGGCAAGGCTCACCGGAGACGGGCGGCTCGTCGTCCCGCTCTACGGCGCAGACGGGGCGCTCTCCAGCCTTCAGTACATCAGCCACGATGGCGGGAAACTCTATCACGCAGGCGGCGCCACGGGCGGCAAATTCTGGCAGGTAGGCACTACAGACGAGCCGGGGACAATCTTTATTGCGGAGGGCTTCGCTACCGCCGCCACGATCCATGAGGTGACGAACCGCCCCTGCGTGGTGGCGTTCAGCGCGTCGAACCTCGTCCCTGTCTGCGGGACGATCCGCGAGCATTTCGGGGCCACGCAGGACCTTGTGATCGTGGCCGATAATGACGTCTCCGGCACCGGCCAGAAATATGCAGATCAGGCGAGCGCGAAATTCGGGGCGCGCGTTGTCATGCCGCCGATTCCGGGAGACGCCAACGATTACGTGCAGGCGGGGCATGATCTCGCGGCGCTCCTGACGCCGCAGCCTGATGACTGGCTCCAATCCGCTGACAGCCTATGCGACCAGCCTGCGCCGATTGCGTGGCTGATTAAGCGGTGGCTACAGGACAAGGCGCTCATGATGCTCCACGGGCCATCCGGGGTGGGAAAGACGTTCATCCTCATGGATATGTGCCTGCGGATCGCGACCGGGAAAGATGACTGGAACGGATTTAAGGTTCGTCCGGGGATGGTGGTCTATCTGGCTGGCGAAGGCCACTATGGACTGAGAGGCCGCATCGCCGCTTGGAAACACCAACACGGGGCAAAGAAAATAAATATGTGGGTCTCGCGTCACGGCTGCGATCTTAACACCGCGCAGGGCTACCAGAAGGCCACAGACGCTATTCGGGCGTTATCGGAGCCTCCAGCGATTATCGTGATCGACACCCTGCATCGTTTTCTTGATGGCGACGAAAACTCTGCGCAGGACGCCAAAACGATGATCGACGCTTGCGACCGAATGAAACACGAGTTCGGATGTTCGGTCATGCTGGTGCATCACACAGGGGTGAGCGACGAAGCCCAGCACCGGGCGCGCGGATCATCTGCTTGGCGTGGGGCTCTCGATATCGAAATCAGCGTCACGGGCGGCAAGAACGATCAGCCGATTAAAATCGAGCCGCGCAAGGTTAAGGACGGCGAGGAGCCAGACCCGATCTATTGCGACCTCGAAAGCATCACCATCCCCGGCTGGCTCGATGAGGATGGCGAGCCCGTCAAAAGCGCCGTGCCGATCAAGGTTGCCGCGCCGGAGAAGGCGAAGCCGGGGCGCCCGGCGCATGACAACAAGCAAATCTTTCGTCGTGCATGGTGGGATCAGAAGGATGAGGCTGAATACACGGACGACGGCGCACCCTACCTGACACGAGCCGCGCTGGCGCACTTTTTGGAGCATACAATAGGCAAGAAGGACACCGTGGCGAAGCAATATGCGAAAGAAAGCGGGCCGTTCATCAAGCCCCTGATCGACGCGAAATGGCTTGTCCCCTACGGTCAAGGTTACGCTATTGCGGATGATGACGACAAGCTGTCAATGGTTAAGGTCAAGCCGTAAAGAAATTAAAAAACCCTGAATAATTAATTTACTTACAGGGGGGCAAATGCGCGTAATTCGGTAAATAAAATAACCCCCCCTCTATAGAGGGGGGTTTTCTTTACCGATACGAGCGGCGGGTTTCTGGGCGATTAGGGAAATATTTTCGCAGGGGGCTTTACATATGAAAAGATTTCTCGTATAGTCTGAGGGTAGGTTGATAACAGGAGCTTGAGCATATGAACACGAACATCAAGAACATTCCCGAAGGCCGCATGTATTTCACAGAGTACGGTTATTCAGACGCAAAAGTCTGGGTTGAGGTATCCCGCTCAGAGACGGGGAAAACTGTTCATCTCGCGCCTGTCGAGGTTTCAGTAGACCCTGAGTGGAAAGAAAAAATGCAGGCCGATATTGGCGGGTTTTGCGCACACGTATCCAATCAGAATGAACAGACATGGATATTTAAGCGCATTGTTGATGGATCGACTAAGACTGTTCGTAAAACAAAAAAAGGATGGTCGAGCAAGGGAGTGCAGTTTGTTGAAGATAAGGCTCGACACTTTCACGATTACAATTTCTGAAAAGAGGGGCTCCGGCCCCTCCACCCTGATTTAATTCCTAGAGGAGCAAGCTATGAAATCGATTAAGATCACCGACACCGCCGCGATCACCGCCGCCCTTGCTGAAGTCAACGGCAAGGCGACTGCGCACACGTATACGCACGCACATCAAGTGGCGAAAATTGCAGAGGAGGCTGAAGCCGAACTTGAGGCATTTGGCATCCCAAAAAAATACCGCGCTGGCGCACGATATGCCGCGCAGTCAGGTAGCAGGCTGGCAAATGCATACAAGCATGGCGCGATCACAACCGGTGTGACGCTGACGCGCAATAGCACTGGCTGGACAGTTGCCAGCGTATCGCAGATCACATTGTATCCCGGACAATCGCCCCAGCCGATCCTCATTTTGACCACCGCGCAGGACGCAATCGCCGTCGCTAATTTTCGCAGCAAGTACAGTGTGCAATCATGAGTCGACAGTTCCAAGCCCCCCGCTACGCAGCCACCACGTACTCTGTCACCAACCTCGCGCTCGACACGGGCGCGACCTTCTCCGGCGAACTATCTATCGAGCCGGATGGGTTCTCGTCGGAAGATTGGTACATTTACCGGGCCTGCGCTGACGACCCGGAGGATGAGGAAAAGATTGTCTATTTCGATTCGGAGACGAACGCGGAGACTTTTCAAGACATCTGTCGGGCGGTCTATGGAGACGTCTATCTTTGCATGGCGATTGGCGGGGAGGCGATGGAGTGAGCGCCCTCCTAAAACGCTACCGCTACAAAGGCCAATACGGCTATATTTACATCATGGCGATCAATGACGACGACGCCCTGATCCAAGCCAAGCGGTCGCTCTATCACAGCGATCAGCCAGATGTGGGCAAACTGGAGAGATTTAACCCGAAATCTTTACAATACGAAAAGGCTGCGCCATAGTCGGGGCAGATCGGAGCATCGACAATGACGCCAGTTCGGGAATTTATGAGAGCGCAGAACCTGTCTAACCGGGACATGGCCGGGTTAACCGGGGTCACCATGCGGACGATTATCAACTGGGCGGAGGGGCACAAAACCCCGCCGCTTGCTGTGCTCATCCTGATCGGTGGTGTAAATTCAGGGCGGCATAGCTTAGAGTGGTGGAGGGAAGCCGCCAAGGGCTCAAAGGGTGAACTGTGAAGAAAATGGATCAAACTCTTTTAGATTTTGCTCAATTAAGGAAATCTGAAAGAGCGGACAATGCTCAAATCGTTTCTGAATTGATGGAAAAGGGCGTGCCGCTCCTTACAGCACAAAGCATTGTTTCTCATTGTAAGCCTTTGCCAGCAAACCAGAAAGCAATGATGTAGTGAAAAAACCTGTTGGCTCTATAAAAACCGCATGGCCCGCCGATCATGTGGAGCGGCGTTCGGTTGAAAGCCTGATCCCCTATGCCCGCAATGCCCGGACCCACTCGGACGAGCAGGTGGCGCAGATCGCTGCGTCCATCAAGGAGTGGGGGTGGACGACGCCCGTCTTGGTGGACGAGGAAGGCCAGATCATCGCAGGACACGGGCGCGTTATGGCGGCTCGCAAACTGGGGATCGAGGAAGTTCCGGTAATGATTGCGCGCGGCTGGAGCGAGGCGCAGCGGCGGGCTTACGTGTTGGCGGATAACCAGCTGGCGGCGAACGCTGGCTGGGATATGGAGATTTTGAAGGTTGAACTTAACGATTTAACAGAGATGAAGTTTGATCTTGATTTGATAGGGTTTGATCTCGACTTAATAGGGCTTGACCAAAAAGATATAGAAGAAACAGAAAATATTTACTCTGATAAAATTGCTACTCCCATTTATGAACCGGGTGAATCAAAGCCATTAGTCGAAGATTTATATGATGATATGAAAGCAATGGATTTGATCGTCTCGGTGAAAGAAAGCAAACTATCTGAAAGAGAAAAGAATTTTTTGATGGCGGCTGCTTCTCGTCACATTGTTTTTGATTATTCTAAGATTGCTGACTTTTATGCTCACTCTTCAGATGAGTGCCAAAAGCTAATGGAGAAAAGCGCACTTGTTGTTATTGATTTTGAGCAGGCTATATCAAATGGATTTGCTAACGTATCTA